CCTCGGTGTGTCCATTCTGGACTACTTGGATCTCTATCGCACATTCACTTACAAGAACCAAGAGTCGTACAAGCTCGACCATATCACATTCGTCGAACTCGGTGAGCGCAAGCTCGGGTATGGTGAGCACGAAACCATCAAGGACTTCTATCGAAAAGACTTTGCTCGTTTCATGGAGTATAATGTCAGAGACGTTGAACTGATCGTGATGCTCGAAGACAAGATGAAGTTACTCGAACTCGCTCTTGCTCTGGCTTATTCTGCCAAGGTGAACTACGAGGATGTTTTCTCACAAGTCCGAACATGGGATCAGATCATCTACCACTACCTTCGAGAAGATAACATCGTCATTCCTCCCAAGAAAGCAGGTAAGAAAGAAGAGCAGTATTCTGGTGCTTATGTCAAGGATCCGATCACGGGTATTCATGACTGGATTGTTTCGTTCGACTTGAACAGTCTATATCCCCACCTGATCATGCAGTACAACATCAGCCCAGAAACATTGGTCAACCAACTACAGGATCTTAACATCAAACCCGATAGGATCCTCAACAAGGATCCGGGATGTACGGAAGCTATCAAGTCACACACAGAGAACAATTTTTCTGTGGCGGCGAACGGTACGTGTTACACCAGAGACTTCATGGGTTTCCTCCCTGAGTTGATGGCTAAGATGTATGATGATCGTAAAACTTACAAGAAGAAGATGATCGAGTGTCAGAAGCAGAAGGAAAAAGATCCAAACAACAAGAAGCTCGACTTTGAAATTGTTAAGTATAATAACTTCCAGATGGTTCGTAAGATTCAGTTGAACTCCGCTTATGGTGCGATCGGTAATCAATACTTCCGTTACTATGCAACTCACATGGCTGAAGCGATCACCACTTCTGGACAACTCAGTATTCGTTGGATCGCTGACGAACTCAACCTGTTTCTTAATGAGACGATCGGGACAAAGGATTACGACTACATCGTCGCATCCGACACAGACTCCGTATATGTTCGTCTTGGAAAACTGATCGAGAGGTTCCTTCCAGATTGCACGGACACCGAAAAGATCGTGAACTTTCTCGACAATAGCTCCGAGAAAATTATTCAGCCTTTGATCGACAAGAAGTATGAAGAACTCGCTCAGATGATGAATGCCTATGAGAACAAGATGTTCATGGGTAGAGAAGTCATCGCCGAGAGGGGTGTGTGGACTGCAAAGAAGCGATACGCACTCAATGTCTGGGACAGTGAAGGTGTTCGGTACGAAGAACCCAAGCTCAAGATCATGGGTATTGAAACGACTCGCAGTTCTACTCCAGCAATCGTGAGAGAAAAACTGAAGAACGCTATCCGATTGATCCTCACTAAAGAAGAGAAGGACATTCAGCAATACGTTGCAGAGTTCAGGGACGAGTTCTTCAGTTGCGAACCCGAAGAGATCGCATTCCCTCGTAGCGTTTCTAATCTTGAGAAGTGGGAGTCATCATCTGAGATCTATATTTCGGCAACGCCGATTGCCGTCAAAGGTTCTCTCATATACAACCACTATATCAAGAAGCTAAAACTTGAGGAAAAATATGAAAAAATTCAACAAGGTGACAAGGTTAAGTTCATCTATCTGAAGGAACCCAACCCCATAAGCGGTGTCAAGGGTGATAAGGTTATTTCCTTCCCAGCAAGTATACCAAAAGAGCTTGATATACACAGGTTTGTTGATTATAATATGCAGTTTACAAAGAGCTTTTTGGATCCACTCGAAACCATACTAAATGTTGTTGGGTGGAAGTCCAAAGAAGAGGCCACACTGGAAGGACTTTTTGTATGAGTATGCAATATTCTCATTCTTTACAACTAGAATATAAGGACATTATCTTTTTAAGGGACTATCTATCAGAGCAAGCACAAGCTCTAGATAAAAAGGTGAAAGAATCCTACATGGATGAGGAAACACCACTCGAAGAAATAAGTTCATTGGGTAAAACCAGAGACGACCTTACCAAGATAATAGCAATAATAAAAACACAAATTTAGGAGAATAATATGAATGATTTTTTGGGATCTTTCGTGAAAGAATCTGGTAACGAATATGCAAACATTATATCCGAAGGTATCGAAGGCAGTGACGTTAGTGGGTTCGTTGACACTGGATCTTTTGCGTTTAATGCTCTGCTTTCTGGTTCTTTGTATGGTGGAATACCTGATAATAAAATTGTCGCACTCGCTGGAGAATCAGCAACTGGAAAAACTTATTTTACGTTGGGCATCGTTCACAAGTTCTTGTCTGATAATCCTGATGGCGTGGTACTTTATTTTGATACTGAGCAAGCTGTGACTTCAGACATGTTCGCAGATCGAGGTGTTGATCCAAAGAGAGTCGCAGTTTTCCCGGTTGCGACAATCGAGGAGTTCCGTCATCAGGCAATCAAGATTGTTGACAAGTACCTTGAGCTTTCGAAGGGTGAAAGAAAACCAATGCTCATATGTCTAGACTCCCTCGGCATGTTGAGCACAGACAAAGAGATTGCTGACACTGCTGATGGTAAGGGGACTCGTGACATGACTAGAGCACAGATGATCAAGTCAACGTTCAGAGTTCTAACACTCAAGTTGGGTAAAGCGGGTATTCCTCTTATCTTGACCAATCATACCTATGATGTCATTGGTTCGATGTTCCCACAGAAAGAAATGGGTGGTGGATCTGGACTTAAGTACGCAGCTTCCACCATTGTTTATCTTTCCAAGAAGAAGGTTAAGGATGGAACGGATGTTATCGGTAATATCATTCACTGTAAACTATACAAAAGCAGGTTCACTAAAGAGAACTCCATGGTTGATGTTCTTCTTAACTATGACGAGGGACTGAATCCATACTATGGTCTGGTTGATATTGCTCTAAAGTATGAGATCTTTGAAAAGGTCTCAACCAGAATTCAACTTCCAGATGGCTCAAAGGTTTATGAGAAGTCAATCTACAAGGATCCAGAAAAGTATTTCACTGATGATGTGATGCAAAGCCTTGAGGATGCGGTAAAAACTGAATTCATGTATGGTAAGATTGGATCTGAAGAAGTGGAGGAGCTAGATGGAGGCGCCTAATTATCGTTACGTTGATGAGATAACTGAGGGCAATGTTCCAGTAGAAATTACTGATGGACAATATAAGGGTATCATGGTAAGATATGATCGTGTTACTCTCGAAGAGAGAGACGAAAATTTGCATTTTGATTATGATTATGACATCGTACAAAATCCAAACGATCAAGAGGTTACAGATGATCTTCATGATGTGTTCACTGGTATTCTTCTCCGTATCTTAGAAGAGCAAGTGAAAGCAGTCCCTGACGATTTGGATATATTGAAAGAGGTTGAAATTGAAAAACATAGAGTTAGTAATACTTCAGAATCTAATATACAATGATGAGTTCTCCCGAAAGGTTGCACCATTTTTAAAGAAAGAATATTTCCATGATCAAGTGGAGCAGCTAGTTTTCTCTGCGATTCAAAACTTTATATCAACATACAATGCGCTTCCTACAAAGGAAGCTATTGTTATTGATCTAGATAAGAAGAACAATCTAACTGAACCACAGTTTCAAGAACTCGGAAAACTCATAAACAGTTTAACTGATGAAGACACCCCTGAGATGGAGTGGCTAAGTAACCAGACAGAAGAATTTTGTAAGGACAAGGCGGTCTACAATGCGATCATGGAGTCAATCCACATCCTCGAAGATAAATCAGAGTCAAAGACAGCGAATGCAATCCCAGAAATCCTTTCGGATGCCCTCGCAGTCTCCTTCGATACGCATATCGGACACGACTACATCGAAGACGCAGAGGAGAGATATGAATTCTACCACAGAGTAGAAAAGAAAGTCCCGTTTGATCTTGAGTATTTTAATACAATCACTGCCGGTGGGACTCCTCAGAAAACTTTAAATATTATCATGGCAGGAACTGGTGTGGGTAAGTCTTTGTTCCTATGTCATCATGCTGCGAATTGTTTAACTCAAAACCAGAATGTTCTTTACATCACTTGCGAGATGGCCGAAGAGAGGATCGCGGAAAGAATTGATGCAAATCTTTTTGACATGACGATCGATGATGTGCAAGATCTTCCGCGTCAACTTTATCACAAGAAGTTGGACAATCTCAAAACTAAGCTCAAGGGTAAATTGATTGTCAAAGAGTATCCCACTGCAACTGCGAATGTGAATCATTTCAGAGCACTTCTTGATGAGCTTTGGATGAAAAAGCAGTTCAAACCCGACATTATCTTCATTGACTACTTAAACATTTGTGCCTCCGCTCGTCTTAAGAATGGTGCGAATGTGAATTCTTACACATACATCAAAGCGATCGCCGAAGAACTTCGTGGTATGGCGGTTGAACGTTCCGTCCCGGTGTTTTCTGCCACACAAGTCAATCGGGGTGGATTTAATAATACTGATGTTGGACTAGAGGATACCTCTGAATCCTTTGGTTTGCCTGCAACTGCGGATTTCATGATAGCTTTGATATCAACAGAAGAACTTGAAGAGCAGAACCAGATCATGGTAAAACAATTAAAGAATAGATATAATGATGTTGCTTCCAACAAAAAGTTTATTGTTGGGATCAATCGAGGAAAGATGAAGCTGTATGACGTTGAGAAAAATGAGCAGAGTGGCCTACTTCAAACCAACCAAACGGAAGAGACGAAGGCTGGGAATGGGTTCGATGGACGAAACTTCGATGATAAATTTTCTTCGAAAAGAAAGTTTGAAAGCTGGAGTATCTGATGTCGTACTACATCGACAAAAAATTCATAAACCTCGCATCAGGTAGTCTTCAGCAGTTCAAGTGGAAGAAAGAAGATTTAGCAAATTGTAGGTGTCCGATATGTGGAGACTCGACTAAGAACAAAACTAAGGCTCGTGGATACTTCTATAAGAAGGGTAATGACTTCTTTTACAAGTGTCACAATTGTGGAGTCGGACACTCACTGTATAGATTTTTAGAGACGGTATCACCTCTACTCAAGAAAGACTATGCGCTAGAGAGATGGAAAGCTGGAGAGAATGGTAACTCAAATTATAAAAAGCCAAAAGGAGAGGACATGTTTGCGGGGCTGTCGTTTAAGCCAAAATTTAAGCCAAACTCGGTGTTACTAGATGACTTGACTAGAATTAAAGATCTAGAACCATCTCACAAAGCGTATGAGTTTTGTAAGATGAGAAGGATCCCAGAGAAGTTTTATAACATCTTGTATTACACTAATGACTTTGGTTCATGGATGCGTAAATTGGATCCAGAGTGTCTCGCGGTCGGTGCAGAGGAGAGACTCGTTATTCCATTCTTCAACAAGAGCGGCGATGTGGTTGGTGCTCAGGGTAGACTTCTATCATTCAAAGGAGAAGAGACCGCTCGATTTAGTGCTCGATACATTACGGTGAAAGCTGATAAGAGTATTGACAGACTTTGGTATGGTCTATGGAGAGTTGATCCCAAGAAGAAAGTCTATGTTGTTGAAGGACCACTCGACAGTTTGTTCATTCCAAATACAATTGCCATGGTTGGTGCGGGTGCGATTGAGAATCTTCACGATAGACTCATTGGAACCGAGGTGGTTTACGTCCTTGATAACGAACCAAGAAATAAACAGATCGTAAACTACATGGACAGGTTGATCAACAAAGATTGTAAAGTCTGTATTTGGCCTAGTAAGATTCAAGAAAAAGATATTAACGATATGATCTATACAAGATCAGCAAAAGAAATACAGAAAATCATAGACAAGAATACTTACAGTGGCCTAGAAGCCAGATTACATTTTAGGAACTGGAGAAAGGTATGACTGAATTTGAATATAATCGTGATGAGGTTCCACAGGAGGTTTTATTAGAACTTGTTCTCGATTTTAACAGAAACTTTGCCGGATATGTCAAAGAGGTGGACGCTGATCTTTTTGAGAGAGCAAAAGATTACGCTCGTTCTTTCACTGAGGTAGAGGGATATGATATAACATTTTTAGATATAGAAGGTGATGAGAATGACTAATGTTCTTAACAAAGGATATGTGAATCTGGTTGATCACATGGGTAGTGACTTGACTGTTGTAAACGCTGCTCGTGTGTCGTTTGATAAAGAAAGTAAGTGGCATTATGACGAAGAAGCCATGGAGAAGATTCAGGGATCAAACTGGCAAGCAAGCAGACTCAGAGATGAGTTCAAGTGTTTGTCTGATAGAGATAAGAAACTTGTGAAGTATCTCGCAGAGCACAAGCACTGGACACCATTTGCACATCCACAGATCACATTGAGAATCAAAGCTCCGATCTCCATAAGGACTCAGTTCTTTAAGCACAAGCAAGGATTCGTCGAAAATGAGATCAGTCGTCGCTATGTTTCGTTCAAACCTGATTTTTACTTACCTCAATGGCGAGGCAAGCCCAAGGGCAGTGCGAAACAGGGTAGCGATGAGTTTATGGCAATAAAGGGTGATAATATTCGATCATACGGGAATGCCATAGAACTATGTCTATACACATACAATCAACTGATCGAAGAGGGTGTTGCACCCGAACAGGCACGTTTTGTTCTACCACAAGCGATGTATACAGAGTGGTATTGGACTGGCTCTCTTGCTGCGTATGCGAGATTCTACAGTCAACGCATAGATGAACATGCTCAGTGGGAAATTCGTGAATATGCTACCGCAATTGGTGACATAATCAAGCCCCTGTTCCCCGCTTGCTGGGAGGTTCTTACAAAGTATAAATAGAGAAGAAGGAGTCTCTTTATGCCTATTTATTGTAATAATTATGATATTCATCTATACCAAGGACAGTCATACTACTTAGATCTGGATTATACTGATGTAAACGATAATGTAGTTGATTTGAATCCTAACACATACGAGGCAAGAATGCAAGTTAGACGTTCTCCTCTCGTTGAACAAAAATTGATTGCATTGAATAGCGAATACTACCCAAATGGTGTTGTTGGTGGTGGTAACACCGGCTACTTCGTTGGGTCTGGTTTTGGTTTACCTGAAGGGACAACTGGTGATCTGCTTGGTGTGATTGGCACCGGTGGCATATCCTTAAATTATGATGGGGTCGAGGGAACTGTAAGAATTGATATAGATGCTGAAACTACAGCAAATATGCCTGTTGGTAGACACTTCTACGATCTGGATGTTAAGGACAAAACAACCGGCTTTGTGGATAAAATTATCACTGGAACATTCGAGGTTCTAAGCGAAGTAACTCGCTAAAAATACTACATACTGTATCATAAACTAAGGATTTAATATGGCGAGAAACTGTAGAACCGGCGTATCGATTAGAACTGGGGGTAGAGGCCCTGCTGGACCACAAGGTCCACAAGGACCACAGGGCCCTCAAGGCCCACAGGGTCCACAAGGACCGGCTGGAACTGGTGATACCGGTCCAACTGGACCACAAGGTGTTACCGGAGCCGCAGTTGTTTCCGCTACAATAAGTGGTGATGATCTCGTCCTAACCATCCAAACTCAGGATGGAATTCAAACAGAAATAAACGTTGGCAATGTGCGCGGACCTGCCGGTGAAGCAGCAAATCAAGGCGCGACTGGTGCAACCGGTGCAACCGGTGCGACTGGTATTGGATTCGGAGTATCGTCAAGATATCAATACACCGGAGAGGGAAGAGCCGAATGTAATAGTCCCGGAACTCTCGATAGCGGAATAGGATCGTCTGTAGGTAAGTTCCGACTCTCACAGGGATTTGAGGGGAGTATTGATCAAAGATCTCTGCTGATAACCGAAAGCAATTTGGATAGTGTCAGTAAGGAATTTTTCCTAAGTATAACAGATCTAGAGAGAGCGTACATACAGTTTAACAGTATTGACGGAGATAAAACATTCGCATACTTGTTAAGTGGTGGCTCCAAATTTACCACTACACCAAGCGGCTCCAATGAAAA